CGCCCGAAACCCCGTGGAAAGGGGTATCCCATCAGGAGTACCTTTTCTAACCTGACTTACTCACACTAATTTCGCTAAATTTATTTAATTTGTAATATTTACATTACATAGCTTAGATATAACCAAGATATTTTTAGAGCTGGGTATAGCTGAGATATGTAGCGCATATAAAACAAAAGCGACTGTTGTCAGCCGCCTTTATTGAAGATTTAAATATTAAATACTGTCTTACCTTGCTCATTGGTAACGTAGATGTGATCTTCTGTACCAATTAAGCTGTATGCAATCTCTTTCTCAATGCCTTGATTGCCGTACTCATCATCTGGTATAAAATCAATCATTACACCAATAATTTTATCTGTTGGATTGTTTCGAGCTGAGCAATAGATTGACTCCTTGCGGATAACCTCTTTACACTCTTGGTCGCCGTACATTGGTTGGGTGTAGTAAATACCGTTAAGTTCGGTTGGTTTCTCTTTTAGCTTGTCAGCAAGTCTAAGCATCTCTTTGTACTCACGAGAAGTCTCATCATAAAATGCAAAGCTATTGCTTTCAGTAATTGACGTTACACCATCCTGGATGATTTTGATTGTTAGCATAATTGCTCCTGTTGTTTTTATTGATAAAAAAGACCGCACTTTAATTGGCGGTCTTGGTTTGATTAATCCACTTATTGAGATTATCTACTTGGCTTGCGCATTTATCTCGCTCTGCTGTTACCTTGACAAGCTGTATGACTACATCGCCGTATGTCTCACCGGTAAATGCTGTTTTAACACAAGGTGCAGTGTAGGCTTGAGGTGGGTAAATATATTCTGCCTTGGTCGTGACTCTATTTGTACAGGCGGTCAAGAGCAGACTGAGGCAAACGAGTGTGAGCACAAGGTTGTGTCTTAATGATTGTTTTAACTGATTCAGCATTTTCTGTTGCTATCCTTTCTATTTCATCATTGCGTTGCTGTTGCTCAATGACTGCATCACGCTCTTGTTGTAGTGCAATGGTCAATGCCTTGTTTGCATCTTCTTGCTGCTGGATGGTTTGGGCTTGCGCTTGGTTCTCGGCCTTTAAGCTACTTATCTTCTGAGATTGGTACCAAGTCCAACCACACAAGCCCAAAATCAAGCAAAGTGCGGTTAGCTTTAAGGCTGTTTCAAATCGGCTAAACATAATGCTTTCTCTTTTTCTCGACGAGAGACTAATCCAGGTAATATCTTTCCGCCTGCATATACCCATTTGGGATATTCGTAACAGGCTTGATGATAGTTGCCCGAACGTAACTGTTTGAATAAGGTTGAGTTACGAACAGCTCCACAACCTACATTAAAGGTAATCGATACGGCAGAATCAAATACAGACTGTGGTAATGCTCGGCCATTGCCATAATTCAGCACACATTTCTCAGCAACTTGAATATCGTTTTTCCAGCGCTCTGCAATTTCTAAATCCGTGTATCGGTGTTTTGGATCGACAGGTTGACCGCTATATGCCGTTGAGCCAATACCAACAGTTAAAATATCGGCTGGGCATTTGTATGGATCTCGTCTGCACCCTTCTGCATTGCCAATGATTTCTGCACCCTTAGGGCTAAGGATAAGCTCCTCGCCAAACTGCGCATACATCAACGTAATAATGCTCGATACTGCACAGACAAATCCTGTTGCACCAAGCGTGGTTCTAGTCCTCGTCAATTTCATCAGGTAGCCCTCGTTTTAAACGCTCCATGCGCACCTTATGTATTTCTTCCTTGCGCTCATTTTCTCTTTTCATCATTCGCCCTTCGGCACATTTTGAATAGACATTAACAAGTGCGGTCAAAATACCAATAGCCAAACTAAGCAACATAAGGTTATTCTGATCACCTAACCAAGCCAGCACACCAGAAAACCCTGACCATACATAAGTTTGATTTCCCGGGTCTTTAAACATTTTCATACTCCACCCCATTTACAGGGCAATAAAAAAGCCCACGCATTAACGTGAGCTTGTGATATGGCAAAGGCGCAAGGAATCGAACCTCAATTAGCGATTTTGGAGACCGCTGTCTTACCATTAGACTACGCCCTTATTGATACCCTAGTCGTATTAACAACTAGAGGTTATTTAACAAAATAAGCTACCGCAAAAATAATTGCGCTTATACCCCAACAAGTAGTAATAATGAGTGCGGCATTAGCTAATTTATTTCCAACTTTATCTGCTGCTTTTTCTGACATTTTCCCACCTACCTTAACTTGATGTTTTGGTGTATACTTAATCATAAATTCGTTCCTTTAAATCGAACTTAACAGGAATGAAAAAAGCCGAAGTGTTTCCCTCACCTCGGCTTTTCTTTTGCATACAAAAAAGCCCCGACCGTTTCCGATCAGGGCTGTAAAATTCTTTCTTGCGTTTGCTATGCGCTAAAACCGCAACTTACCGAATATGGTACACTTTCACTTGCAAGTAATCAAGTGTTTTTATAAATTTTTCGGTGTTTTATTGGGCGATAAGATTTTTCGCTCTTTCCCAGTTCATTCGATTAGACGCTTTAAATGGCTGAATTAAGCGTTGAATAGTTGGGAGCGTGTTTTTGTATTGGCGTTGATATTCTTGGTGATGGCTGATAACCATGCCAGTAAAATGAGAGCCGATAGTTTCTAACGGCTTAATCATATCACCAAGTAAAGTGTTCATCTGCTTGTGTCCACACCAAAGCCAAACAAGTTGTTCAAGTTCGTACTCGGTAAATTCAAACGTGTATTTCTTTTCAGGCTCAGGCAAAGATAACTGTTGCGGTTGGTTGCGCTGCATAGCCAAGAATGCACGTAATACAATTAAGTGGAATTTTGGACTAATCCACATTGCGTAGCTTAATATAAGTTCTTCACAAGCGTAGGTTCCTCGATTAGCTCCGCCATTGATTGAACGTAGTGCGCAGATCTGCGCAGTGGAATTTTCGCCTTGAATTTCATTAATTAGATCTTGTGTAATATCAAGACGAACAAATTGATTTGGACGATGTTTCGGGTCGTTTCCACTCGCTTTATGTAGGTCATTTAAAGAATAAAGGCCGTCAAGATCACGAATTGAAGTTTTAAGAACGGTTAAGTTAGACATAATGTCTCTCCTGAATGTTTTACGAAGTTTGAATTGACCTTGTAGGGTCGCCAAGAGGTTCGTAAACTGTCAGAAGCCAGCCGGGATTATTCCCCTTTCGGGTGTTGTATTCTCCGCCCTCTCGGCATAGATAAGATGTGATTATGCGCAATGAATGTTTAATGGCAATAAAACAAACAAGGTTACTAAATTTCACGCATAAAAAAACCGCTATGCTATCGGGTGCGGAATTGCCGCTTCTGATATAAGGTTACGAGCCTTGAACAAAATAGTAGAAGAAAATTTTTAGAATGTAAAGCAGAATAATGTAATAAATACGATAAAAAAACTTGTGCCAATATGTAGTAAATACTACAATAGCAACATCTAAGGCAAGGTGCTTTAGATACAGCAAACCCCACGCTGTTTAGAGTGGGGCTTACTTAAAGGGATTAGATAATGAAACCCTATCAAATCATTATCTTAATCATCGTTTTAACGCTAACTTGCTGTAGTGGTACAGTAATTAGCTAGATGAACAAAGGGGGAAGGTGAGATGTCCCCCGATGTCCCTCACTATAATCAAACAGCAAACAAAATGCAAGGACTTTTCTATGGCAATGACTCGAGCAGAAATCAACGCTAAAAGTGATAAAAAACGTGGTGTAAGAGTGCAATCCTATAAACTACACGAGAATACTATTGCATGTTTAGCCGAATTATCACAACAAACAGGACAATCTAAAACTACTATTGTCGCTAAAGGAATAGATAAAATGACAGAGATACAAATAACAATTAGCAATTTATGCAAATATTCTCATTTCTACGCAGATGAATATGCAGCGTTCTTATATGACGCTATCATTCATAAATATCCCAATGCGAAAATTACATTTATTTTAAGCAATGAGTGCAAGACCAATATCATGCCCCAAAAACCTTATATCCGCCAGGTGGGTTCTGAGGGAAATATACTGGCAGATATAGAAAATATCTGTCAAAAAACTTGCGATTTATTGATTGAAAAATGTAAAGATCGAAGATTGCATTCAAGTTCAACTCCTGAACCATCTATTTATCCGAATGAGCCTAAAATAGAGAAAATATGGTATTATCTTAGGGATAAAGGCGTAAATATGTTTACGCTTGGTTGGCAAGAATAATTCCATCTGCTGAATTTGCTCAAATTCTTGAGTAAGTTCAGCTTTTTAATCGAGATACATAACATTTTACGATTTTTACCCTCATCCGCAACCGGATTGATTATAGATTTATTTATCCCAAAAACATAAACTTAATCTTCGCCCCAGTAAATGCACCTTTTAGGAATCTCACGCCCTTAGCACGCTCACGATACATATGCGCAGGGGAAATATGGAGTGCGGTACAAATATCTCGTTCATTTGCTTGCTGAACGTATAACGCCATTAAGATTTGATATTGTAGCAAGCTATCCTCGTGAAGATTCATAATCTGCTCCTCAATCTTTAAGCATTCGTCATCCGTTAAGAATCGAATGTGAGCCTTACGCACGGTAGGTAAAACAGGAATAGAAATTGTGGTGCTTGGGTATTCTGTGCCAATACGGTCTCTACCCCAACAATTACCCCACTTTTCCAACACTCTCTCAACGCTATACGACATTCTACTCTCCTTCCAGCTCTTTAATTTTTGCTTTGTAATGCTTAATAATCGCCTTGCAATCTTCAATGGTGTATTTCTTAGGTTCGTGGTCTTGACGTTCTAGCCAAGCTACCTTATCAACACCGATTTTATTGATAAGATTGATTCGATATTCGATGATATTTCCGCTCTTATGGTCATTACAGGGTGCGCATTGTTTATGTACGTTGAGCTCGCAAAATCGTAATTCAGGGCACGCCCCCACACTCCGATAATGCCCTGCATCATACTTACCTTGATGATAGCGACCGCAACTTATACAAGGCTGGTCTTTATCCCTTAAACGGATAAATTTATTAAATACCGTCTGAGCCTCTTTTAGCCACTCTGAGCGACTTTTCAGTCTTGCCTTACGTTCATTCAGCTTTTTCTTTTCTGCCTTATTTCGCTCTTTCTGTGCGTTTTGGCGGGCTAAATCAAGCGCACATTTAGTCGAGCAAACTTTTTGGAGGGAGTTTTTGGGGATAAACTCAATGCCGCATGACTTGCATTTTTTGGATTTGAGGGTTTTAGGTTTACTCATCAAACCACCATCCATCACCAATAAACCAATCCAAAACCACAACCACCACGGCAACAAAAATCATCGCAATGAGCAGGAGTAAAATTACCTCTAACATTATTTACCCTCGATCGTTTCAATTTTTGAGCATTGATAAACGTTTTTGCCAACGTAAAACTTTCCCAATCTCTCGCACTCTGTTGCAACCGTGCTATGAGCAAAATACCAGCCTGAAAGCCAACAAGCTCCACACAAGACAAGGGTGGCAGCAAGGTGCTGGTCGAAAAGAAAAAACAACATAGCCGAAAATGCAATCAAAAATAAAATCATAGTTCCTACCTCAATCATCGTCCGTAAAATCCCCATCTATCGTTAAATCTCACACCATTTTGCACGCCCCATGCGGTCGTATATTCAATCAAGCTGGCCATGCGTCTAACACCCATTTTTGATGTTTGCTCCCGTACATTAACCAACTCTCCTTCAATTCCGGTAACCAACTTATAGGGTAGCTTTGTTGCGATGGTATGCCCGCTCACCAATAAATTTTTCCATCCGTATAAATCGTATTTGTCGCCTTGCCATAACGCCTGATTTGATATATCACCAAGCATTGCATGAAATTTATCGTTCTGTTCCATTGAGCGGGTTTTTACTTTTATCTCCACAACAAGAGGATCTGATTCGCTTATTGGCAATTGGCGGATAGTGTCGATCACTCGATTTCTTACTGCCTCATTGACTAAATACATCCGAGGGTAATTATGCTCCATCGTAACCACCTACTTTCTTGATAAAATCAAGACTTACTGAACGTGTGACAAAATCTTCCATTGTTGGATCAAAGACTACAACCATTTGTCCTTTGCTATTCCCTTTGATTTCTTTTCCTGTTACAGGGTTGATAAATGCAATTCGTCCACCTGTAATATCAATCACTTCATTAGCCACGCCTTGAATGTGGTTTTGATACCATTGAGTAGATTTATCATTGTTGAGTAACATCACGACTAAATAACCAGCATCACATAATTCTTTCGCACGTTGTAAATATGGTGTAACGTTGGAATAAGGCGGGTTCACATAGATTCTTAACGGAGCCGAACAACGTTCTGCGACTTCGTCCAACAATACATCTAACATTTGCTCAATCGGCATTAGAAAGTCATCTGCGATTGATTGATGCTCATCATTATCTGAGTTAGGTTCGCCGATATAGTGACATGTCAAGGCGTTGTTGGCTGTTGCGTAACCATCAAGATCGAACAAACCAAAACGTTGAGATAGCCATTCAAATACATAGCGCGGTGTTTGCCATGTATCTTTATCAAATTTTTGTTCTGTCATTGCAATGCCCCTTTCATCATTGCCATCAAGCTATCGCGCGCCTTATCAGCCTTCGCTTTATCGTAAAAACTTGGTTTTACTGGAATCATCTTCGGAATTTCCTCAAAAGGAAAATTCGACCGCACTTTTTCTGCAGCTTCTGTGAGTAATTTTGGAATAGTTTTCAACGTGTCCTCTTCCGATTTTTTCTTGCACTTTTCGTACAGATTTTTAAGCAACCAAAATTCCACTTTTGAACGATATTGAAATTCATCCCGATTGAATCGGGCATAGCCTAAGAAAGTTTTATAACGTTGGTATAATTCTGCTTCGTTCGGTAAACCCAGTGCGTGATAGTCTTGAACTTTGCATGCTTGAATAAATTCGCCTACACTTGGTAAATAACCATTTGGCTTAGCACGCATTTCCGCCATACCTCGTTTGACTTGTGTTATTTTTGTAATTCCATTTTCAGCAAAGCCTAAAATCCACTGGCGTTTTACTACCTGCAATCGCTCTGGGGTAAGATTAAGCAATTGAGGACAACTTGCGCAAAGCTGGTCGAACAACGTATCAATAAATTTCTCCGCTTGTGGTGATACGCCTTGATGCAATGATTGATTAGTTAATTGGTTCACAGTACATTCTCCCAGTCTTCAGGACGATTCCATGGCAACGCGTTTTTTTCTTCAAAACTCATTTTTTGCGCTTGGGATGTTCGCAGTTTCTCATCACGCCAATCCCACGATGCGTTAAATCCCTGCCAGTTGCGTTCGATGCAAATCTCCACCGCTTCACAAATCGAAATTCCCGCTTTGTCCGCTTGTTTTTGCAGACGGTTTAGCTGTGTTTGATTAATTACGCCCTTTTTGGCTTTGCGGTGCGCAATAAAATCTTCGGCAAGCTGACCGACGATTCCAAATTCAGCAAGCAAGGCAAGCGATTTTTTTTGCGTAGTTTTTTTATTATTATGATCAGTAGTATTTTTATAATTAGTATTATTATTTGTCGGATTTATTTCCGAGTTATCTCGGATCTGTTTCCGAGTTATCTCGGATTTATTTCCGAGTTCGGGTTGTTTATTCGGATTTATTTCCGAGTTGTCTCGGATTTGTTCAGGCTTAAACTCATTCCAAGATTTCCCTTTTTCAGTCAGTCTAATTAGATCTTTATCACCATGCTTACCCTGTTTTAAGTAAACAATTAATCCTTTCTCGTTAAGCTCCGAAAAATGACGGTAAACAGTGTCTCCGGTCTTATAAAATAACGGTAGTTCTTCAATGACTTTGTTACGAGATACCCAGTAATAAACTACACCATCTACAACAACTTCTTCCGCCCAAGACGAAGCTTGATTAAGCAAATCAAACAAAGCTGCTTGATTAGCATTTAAGCCCCATTCAAGGCTTTTTTGATTGTTTATGTAAGTGCTAAAGCGCATTTTCTACCACCTTAGTTCCCTTTCTTGAATTGCAGGAACGGCACATTGTTTGAAGATTTTCCAGCGTTGTTTCTCCGCCTTTTGATTCCGGGTAAATGTGATCACAAGTTAAGTCAAGGTGAGTTCCGCAAGATACGCAACGGTATTTATCCCGTTCGAATACGCGCTTTCTTAAGCTATGAGAAATAGTCTTTTTCTTATATCCAACCTCTTTTTTCTGTGAATTTACTCGATCTGTAACCAACCCTAATTCTTCAGCGATCATGTCCAACAAGCCGCCGCCTTTCCCGTCACCCCAATTCCAAAGGGTTTCTATGGCGTCGGCATATTCGTTCGCCATTTCTTTGATTAATGACTTTGCTTTAGCTTCCGTTATAATTCCAACCTTTTCTGAAGCGTCATCCAAGACATCTGAACTTAATCCAAAATTTGATAAATTTTCATTTGTTGGATGGGTGTTAAATCTGTAACAAACTACAAGCGCTTTTAATTCCTCTTCGCTCAAAGCGCGCAAGTGTTCATCCACAACGAAATTTGGGAATATGAAAGCGTTATTCATGCCGCCTCCAACCAATACTGAGCAACACGTTTTCCGCTTGGCACGGTAATCATTTTGCTGATGATGTTGTGACCACGTTTTTTAAGGTCGTAGATACGAGCGCCAAGACGTAAGCAGTTAAAGCGCTTTTCTGCGTCTAAATGCGTTAATCTCTCGCCGTTTTTGAGTGCTTTTAAAATCTGTGCTGATTGTGTTTGACTTGTTGTCTCGTTTTGGTTAATATTTTCCATGTTAATTTTTCTCTAAATTGCCACGGTTGCCGCCGTGGTTTTTTATTGCCGTTTATTTAGCGAGATCACGCACTCGATTGAGTGTTGTGTTGTTGCTAAATGCTTGTTTAATAATTTGCGGATCGTGTCTTCTTCATCGCTTGTGATTTCGCCATCTGCCAGCGCTTTTTCTAATGCCTCAAACAATAATCCACGCGCGGATTGTTCATGCAGTTGCAGCACGGAAATTTCTACGTTGTCTAACCGGTCTGCTTCAGGGTGCGGTACAAAACAACCGCCGGTTAAACGGCATAATTCTTCCGTGTAATCGGTCAGCCCAAATTCTTGCTGGATAGCAATCAATTCTTCGTCTTTGAACCGCTGCCCTTTCGTCTGATAAAGACGATTGTTCAGCTCTGCCTCCGAAAATCCGAGAAATCCGGCTACCGCACTTTTGCCGCCCGGTATGTTCTCAATCATTCCGATAATGGTTTGTTTCATTGCCATAATTTTTGCCTTATTTTTATGGTTTTCTTTTGGGTAAAGGTTGGTAAATTACGCTCTAAGGTGTTTTGGTAATCCATCATCCGGGTTTGGGTATAAGTGCGGGCTTAATTCGTGCGGTGTAACCAAATAATTAGTTACGGCAGACCAAGCCAGTGTTGTTTTCGCGCTTAACTCACAACGACCCGTCAAATAATGGCTAACAAAGCCCTGCGTTTTTTGTACAAGCTGAGCAAACTGTTCTTGAGTAAGTTTTTTCTCAGCTAAATATTCGGTTAATTTCATATAGCCTCCTGAATACAGAAATATTAGCAAAACTATTTCTTTTATTCAATAGTTTTAATATTTTCACTATTCTTGATCTTATTAGCTGGGCTAATATAATTCGGGAAATGTTCACAATGAGGGATACAATGAGCGAAGTGGAACAAAGACTTTTCGAGATTAAAACTCGCCTAAAAAGCATTTATGAAACAAAGAAAAAAGATTTGGGATTAACTCAAGCTAAAATCGCTAATCTGTTAGATATTAAGACACAGGGTGGTGTAAGCCACTATATGAACCCAAATAGTAAGCAGCCTATAAGCAAAGAAACGATCATTAAATTTGCTTCGATTCTTGATGTTGAACCATCTGATATAGATCCTGATATTTCCGAGGACTTCACTACACTGGTAACAAAGGCAAAAGAGTTTTCGGAACCGACAGCAACAGATTCAATCAAACTCACCTTGCTTGATAACCACCTTGCCGCCGGTGATGGTGTCATCAACCTTGATTACCCGGACACAATCCGCTCTATTGAATTTTCGCGTGACAAGTTCATGGAGATTTTTCAACGTAGAACAGCTAATAATTTATCGATTGCGATTATCGACGGAAACAGCATGTACAATCCGACTAATGCCGAAATGAGCCTAAAACACGGTGATATAGTAGCGATTGATCAGACAGTTAATGAATTCAAAGATGACGGCATCTATGCGTTTGTATATGAGGGGAAAGCAAGAATCAAGCGCTTGCAGTATCTAAGTGGCTACAGACTAAAAGTAATTTCGGACAATCCAAGTTACGATCCTGAAATCTTAGAAAAAGACCAAGTAGAACAAATTCATTTTGTCGGAAAACTGATCAAGAAATTAACACTGGATATTGTTGATCTGTAATAACTAACCAAGACCTAAGGAAAAAATATGAATGAAACACTACATTATTTTAAATCAACGCCAGTAAATATTGTTGGTAATAATAAGCTAAGAACACCACAAATTGAGGCTTATATTAATATAAAAGAATATTTCCAACAAAATCCTACTGGCGAAGCTCTGGTTGTTTTACCAACGGGAACAGGGAAATCCGGTTTAATATCTATAGCACCTTTCGATGTAAGCGATGGCCGTGTATTAATTATTACGCCGGGATTGATAACAAGAGATAGTATTAAAAAGACTCAAGACGCACTCCAAGATAACTTTTGGATAAATCATGACATCATATTTAGTATTGATAACTTGCCCGTTCTAGTCGAATATGAATCCGATGTTTCGGATGAGCACTTAAAACAAAGTCATATTATCTTTTCAAATATACATAAATTATCTTCCTCAAGAGCAACAAGCTTAATCAGCCGTGTTCCTCCGGATTTTTTCGATATGATTATTATTGATGAATCTCATCATGCACCGGCTGAAAGTTGGAAAAAGGTCTTAGAATATTTTTCAAATGCTAAAAAGCTTCATGTTACAGGGACTCCATACCGAGGAGATAATCAAGAGCTACCGGGTCAAAAAATACATGAAACCTCACTTTCAGAAGTAATGCGCGCAAAATATGTAAAACTGTTAAGGAAAGAGACTGTTAACGCCCATGAATTATATTTCACATTGCCAGAAAGTCCGAATAAGCAATTAACTTTAGAAGAAGTTCTTGAATTCAAAGAGCAAGAATGGATAGAAAAATGTATTTCTCTATCAAAAGATTGCTCTTTAGATGTTATAGATAGAAGTATTAAACAGTTTAATTATTTAAAGGAATCATCACCGACAGTCCCACATAAAATTCTTGCTGTTGGATGCAGTATAAAACACGCTGAAGATATTGCTGCATGGTATAAAGATAAAGGTATGAGTGTAGTTATCATCCATAGCAATATGTCACACGAAGAACAACAAGAAACATTAATGAAAATTGAAAATCATCAATGCAATGTTGTGGTTTCCGTAAATATGCTAATGGAAGGGTACGATCATCGCTATTTAACCATTCTTGCTTTATTTAGACCTTATCGTAGTATAAACGCTTTCGCTCAGATTATCGGACGTGTTCTTAGGGTTATACCTAATAATGAAATTAAAGCCTTTGAGATTGACAATAACGCCGTTGTTATATTCCATGAGCAAGCCGGACTAAATAAAATGTGGAATATTTTCCAAAAAGAAGTTGACCGTGCCAAGCTCCAAGTGTCCAGAGATTATGATGTTCATATTAGCGATGAAGCCTATGAAAAACGCAAAGTTGAGCTTGCAGAAATATCTTCCGATGGTAGCTATTTAAGTACTCAAGATTCATATCTGGATGATATTGATTTTAACAAGCTCTTTGAGCAAAAACGCAAAGAGATTCAAGAAGAAATAAGCCAAGTAACAGCAAGACTGCCTAAAGACCTAGATCCGATATATTTAAAAGCAATTGAACAAGCTGCTGAACAAAAAGCAAATAAAGAAATTGATGAAGTACTAGTCAGTAAAAGACCCGCTAAAGCAAGAAAAGAATTGCGTAAAATCTTAACAAGCAAAGCTCAAAATTTGGCTGCAGATCTGCTCAGCGATCTAGGAATTGACGCTAAAAGTAACAATTTATACAATAAATTCAATAGACTACTGAGAATAACGAGAGAAACACCTAATGACGGGATTATTGTTATATACATAAATAGCAAGCTTTACAATAAATTTGGTAGCGTTGACAGCAGGGATAATGCTACACTACAGAGATCAATCGGAGAAATTGATTCAATTATAGTTGAACTAAGGGGGATGTTGAAAAATGCGCATCACTAATGAAATAAAATCACTAATAGATAAAATTATCAACCTAAATATAGCAAAAGGAATTCAGCCGGCAGAGCTGTCCGAAGCTATATTTGATAACGAGTATTCTTCCATAGATATAAAAAAACAGTATGAGCACATACTTGTAATCGTATCATTTATAGATTCATCAGACGAAAACGCTATAAGCCGCCACTCAATGAAATATACATATAATGAGGAAAAATATCTTCTCCAAATTGAAGAAAAAATAAATAACAAAAACTATAAAGTAGTATGGAATCGAAACCATGTACTAGAGAGTCTTTATGCTGATTTGTCTAGAAAGTTACTTGCGCTTAATCCGGCTCAAAAAGTTCACCATCTATTAAAACAACTTCCAGAGCCAGAGATTTACCAAATTTTTCAAAATCTGAAACTTGTGGCTTAGAAAAAAAACGCAAACCGCTCAAATAGAGCGGTTTTCTTTTGCCCAAAATCCATCAAACCCACCTCTCCCCTACCCTATTTTTGTGATCTAGGTCACAAATTCAGCAAATAGTCAAAATTTTACAAAAATAAAATATTAGTAAAAACAGTAATTTAATAGTTTAAATAGTAAATTTATTAAAATATATTAGTTTTACTATTTACTATTAATATTAGTTTTAGTATTATAAGCCACATCAAAGCAAAACACTTTGAGTTGCTCTTTAAAATTGCTGGACTCATGCGGGATATAAATTATCGGCTGATTTAAGTCGAGTAACCCCCAAGCAGAAAACTGTGTCGCGTGTTAACCGAAAAGAGGCGGTTGGCGAATCAAGGGCAGCGCTGTTTATATCTCTAAGCAATCCTTCGAGGATATGAGAACGGTCGGGGAAACGGCAAACAAGCCCACGGATCGGTTTATAAAAGCGTAAACGCGGCGAAAAGTGCGTGACATACCGGAGAGACGGTAAACTGCTGCGGTAGCTTAATAGGTAAAAGCAACCGGCTCATAACCGGAGGATAGTTGAGTTCGAATCTCTCCCGCAGCACCAATTCAAAGCGCATTCTACACAGACCGATCTAATGAGTGCGCACGGTGAAGGGAATGTTCTTGAGTGTGCTTTGAAATGGCAAACATAAAACAAACGAGGTTAAAAATGGAATATGTGACGATTTCCAAATCCGAATATGATTACTTGGTTACTCAAGCCAAGAGGATCAAATTCATTAATCATTACAGACCAACCATGGCAAAAGAAGCTGATACAGGAGAATACTCAATCTCTGTAGATACTATGGGTATCATTGATACCTTGCGATACAGCAGGGATATTGAGTGCATTGATCACGCAATTAAGGACGTGAGAGAAATGCAAAAAGCATTTTGGGTTTACGAAGAAACTGAAATTTACGCGGGCAGAACCATTGAGGAAATTCTTCATGCGTTTTATTCAGAAAAAGAGCGCGAGGAAATTTTAAGAGATAACCTTTATGGACAGGTTGATTTAAACCAAAATACCCAGTAAAGGAAGACTCAAGCTCTATTGCAATAGAAAAAACCATTAAAGAATTGTTAGAAGAAATAGTCACTTTCCCGGATTTGATTTTAACATCTTACAATTAGCCGAGCATGATGGCTTAAAACTTATGTGGTTCCTTAGGTTATTTGCCCTCCTTGTGAGGGCTTTTTTTTGTAAAAAGGAAATGAAAATGAATATAAAACGTTCAAAAAACATATTTATCCGACAAGAAAAACACAGTTTCACAGAATTTTTAAAAGTCACTGCCGGCTGGCTTGCGGTTGGTGCGCTGCTGTTTTTAGCAGTAATGATTTTAATCGCTTTCCACCCTGCGTATGCAACCAACACAGACTGGCACGACGATGCCGTCAGCCGCCAAACCCAAGCCGAAGCGCGCAAGTTATGGCGCGAAGAGCATGGCGATTGGCAGCCGAATTTAACCCCAGCGGCCGAAGCGGAATTAGTACGTTACACCGCACAAAAACAAACCGAAATTGACCGCGCTTTAGGAGTCGCAAAATGAAAATTGAAAGTTACAAAGCAAATATCCTATATAACGCTGTCTCTCAGCGATATACCGGCGAATTATGGGTTAACAACCGACTGGAACAAAAGACCGGCAATTTTTTAAGTGAAGGTCTTGCCGTTGCGCGTTTAAACAAACGAATTGAATCCTTTAATGCTGTTAACGGTACCAACATTCCGCCGTATCAAAAAGACGCCGACACGAATCAATTCAAAGCGGTGCCGGAAGCGAAAGAATCATTACCGCCAACGGAAAGCACTCCAGCAGCAGAACTGAAGATAGTTAACATCGACACAGTACACAAACATCAACTGCGCAAGCGCCGTAAACCGTTTACGCCATACGGACTGAAAGGCTATTTTATGGATAAACAAGGCAATATCCGCTTGCATTTAGACCGCAAAGCCCACGCGCACACCATCGTCTTAAACCCCGATATGTTTGCCATGTTAGCTGACATGGTGCGAGCAACGCAGGAGCAATAAACATGGCGCGCCGAATTTTATCGCCGTGGCAATGCGACAACGACCACGATTACTACGACCAGTTCGACCGTGACGAACCGGAAAACGACGAACCGCCCGAAGACTGGCGCGAACCGGAAGACGGCGACTGTGAGTATTGGGAATCTAATTGTTATGGGAGAGGGTGAAAATGAATTTTGAATTAATTTTATCTACCGAAAGCCGTGTGCTTTCAACAAATATTGTTGACTTTGAAAAACGAGCGGATCAGTTTCTTTCGACTTTAACAAACAAATTTGAAACGGACGACGATTTCGTCGCCGCAAAAGAAGAAGTCAAAACCTTAAAAGAGGTTGAGGATAAAATCCGCGTGGCGATTAAGTCGGCGCAAAACGGCGAAATTGCGGATTTAATCACATCGGCCGAAAACATTGCAGAACGATTCCGACAAGAACGCTTGAAACGCGATAAGCTAGTTAAAGAAAAAGAAGCAGAAGTCAAAGCCAATATTATCAACAACGCCTTTGAGCATATCAGCAAAGTGCGGTATGGCTACGAGAGTGATATTTCCCTTGCTCTTGAACGCACAATGCCAAAAAGCGATATTCAAACCCGTTTAAAAAATGCCACCGCGCGTCGCAGTACATTAGCAACACTAAAAAAAGCCGTTCATGCTGAAGAAACGTTGATTTTAGCAGAATTAGGTCAAGAAAGCGCTCGACTAACTGAGCGACGCAAACTCATTCCGGCATCCGCCGAGCATCTGTTTAAAGACTGGCTTGAGTTAATTATTGGCGATGATGACTTGGCATCAATTGTGGAAATGCGCTTAAACGAAGAAACACGGCGTGAACAGGCGTTGCGCGAACAAGCTAAGCAAGCCGCCGAAGCGCAGCTCACACAAGCGGAAGCCCGCGCAGTTGCTGATGAAATAGGAGTACAAAGCGCAGTAGAAAAAACACAGGAAAATCAGACTGCACTTTCTAATGAACCAATATTCAATTTTGAAATCCGCATTGCATTTACCGGCACGCAAGAACAAGCAATCGCCTTGGCTCGCAAAGTTAAAGTGCAATATGGCGATAACGTATCCCTAAGAAAAATGAATTAAAGGATAAATAAAATGACATTACCAGCAAACATTCAAACCGCTCTTAAAGAAAGAAATATCGATCTCGCTGTTTGGAGTACGTTACAAAATAGTGTATTTCCCGGTGCTAAAGATGAAAGCATTATTCTTGCGGTAGATTATTGTAAGGCTCGTAAGTTAGACATTCTGAAGAAGCCATGCCATATCGTACCAATGCAAGTAACCCTTTCCGGCGAGAAAGAAAGGGGATCCGATGGTAAGCTTTACGATAAAAAAATATGGCGTGATGTGATTATGCCGGGCATTTATGAGCAACGCATAACAGCTTTTCGCACAGGACAAATGGCAGGGCAAGATGAACCGGTTTTCGGTGAGACTATATCTTTCAAAGGAGTGGATGCTCCTGAGTGGTGTCGTGTTACTGTATATCGCTTTATTAACGGAGAGCGTTGCGCGTTTTCGCACACCGAGTATTTTAGCGAAGCCTGCGCGACAACCAAAGAAGGTAAGCTAAATTCAATGTGGAGTAAACGTCCGCGGGGTCAATTAGCCAAGTGCGCAGAAGCAGGAGCATTACGAAAAGCGTTTCCTGATGAGCTTGGCGGAGTGATTACCGCCGAAGAAATAAACGAAGATCAGGTTAATCATCAAGAAAATAAATTGTCGCCTGAAAACTCAAATATTATCAACGGCCAAAGCGTCGAATTGGTTACGGATGAGCAAATTGAACAGATTAAAAATCTGGTTGAAGTTACCAATTCTGACATAGTTGGTTTATTAGCCGCCGCCGGTAATGCGCCAAGTATTGAGCAAATTCATAAAATTTATGCTGAACGCATAATTAATAAACTGCTAGATAAGCTAAATAAGCAACAAGCCAAAGATGATAATTTGGGTAAGGACATCCCACTATGATTGACGGTCTAATAACACTTGACTGCGAACAAGGGTCGGAAGAATGGTTAAAAGCCCGTTTAGGTATCCCCACCGCAACGGGCTTTGAAAACATTGTGACGGCAACCGGTAAAAAATCAAGCGCGCAAATCAAATATATGGCGGAGCTGATCGAGGAAAGTATTATTGGATTACAGGATGGCTCATTTAAATCCAAATTTATGGAGCGTGGAAATCAACTTGAGCCACTTGCTAGATCGGCTTATGAGTTTATTACCGGAAACACAGTTACTCAAGTTGGCGGCGTGTACTTAGATGACAAAAAAGAGGTAATGGTTAGCCCTGATGGGCTAATCCCCGAACTCAAAAAGGGCTTAGAGATTAAATGCCCTAAAATGAGCACTCATATTCGTTACTTATTAGAGGGGGGCTTGCCGTCTGAATATGTAATCCAAGTGCAAGCAAATTTGTGGGTAACCTGCTATGAAACATGGGATTTTGTGAGCTACTGCCCGGAGTACCAAAAACAGCCGCTTTACATTTTCACCGCACATCGCGATCAGGCGCTGATGACCGCATTTAACAAATTAATTCCGCAATTTTTAAACACATTAAGGGCTTATAAAAATGGCTAGAAAGATTATACAAATAGCGCACGCCATATCGAGCGACATAAGAGGGGAAACGGTAGTGTTGTGTGATGACGGCACTCTATGGTGCTTGTCAACCTATTCGTCTGACTGGTTTAAATATCCAGATATACCGCAAGATAATCAAAACGAAACACCACAAGCCACTATTCGTTAGTGGCTTTTTTATTACTTCAAAATCAATCAACAATCCAAACAGGAGAAAACAAAATGGCTAAAACAGATGTTCATGAATTCTTGGGCGAATTAGACGCGGGAATCTTTGAAAACAAACTTGCTACCGCACTTTCCGAAGTGGCTTTAGGTGTATTGGCGCACGATAAACAAGGCACAGTGAAAGTTGAATTCACATTGAAGAAAGCGGATAGCGACAATCCGTCAGTTCAAATTCAGCACAAGCTAAGTTATGTCAAACCGACAAAACGCGGTAAGTCTGCCGAAGAAGATACGACCGCAACACCTATGTTTGTTCATAAGGGCGGCGCATTAAGCGTAACCCCTGATAAAGAACAAATGCCAATGTTCAAAGGTAGTAACGATCCGGCATTTGAACAAAAAGCAACATTAAAACGCCCTAATTAATCGCATTAATTATCGGTAATTTTTATCAACAACAAAAAAATGGAGATCCAATAATGGAACAAAATTTAAAGCAAATCCAAGACCTGGTGTTATCAAGTATTCGTGTCGGAAATAGTGATTATCCTATCGCAATTCTGCCGGAAAACATGGCGGTGCATTCACTCGAAAAGCACAATAAACACCGTAATAACTTCCGTGCTACGTTCAACACTTATAACTTTGATAGTTTGATTGCTTACGCCAAAGCGCACGAACAAAAAGACGCACAATGTTTTATCGATGAAAAGAATCTTGGTGCCCAAATTGTGTTTGATGTCGGCAGCCGTGAAGCGCCGTTACACGCTCAACACCGCGCAGTGTTACGAATGGAAAAGACCGCTGCGTTTAAAGCGTTATGCGACTTCCAAGGTTCAAAATGCGATCAGCGTGAATTTTCCGAATGGCTGGAAGATTGGAGCGATTACATCACGGCTTATACCGACGATGAAGACAAATTGCCTTTAACAAGCGCAGTCCAAGCAGTGCGCAAAATTACGCTTGATTATGCGCGTAACGAAGAACACGAAGTCAGCGACTTTGCGGCATCTAAATCAGCCATGGAAAGCGTAGAAGCCAAAAGCAAATTGCAGTTACCGAAGTATTTTGTGTTTAACACGCACACATACAAAGGCTTAGATAGTCAAGCATTTACGCTTCGCCTGTCAATCCTTACCGGCGGCAATGCTCCTGTATTGGTGGCGCGTTTGATTAAAGCGGAACAAATTCAGGAAGCAATCGCGAAAGAATTTGCCGAAAAATTAACTGACGCGCTAAAAGGTACCGAAATAAAAGTAAATATTGGCACGGTAGAAATTTAATAAATACGCCCACTCTTCGGAGTGGGTATTTTTTAGGTGCGAAGAATGAATGAAATTGAAATCAGCATCAAATATTCCCGCTTCGTGGATATTTTCGGATGTTATTTTTACACGAGAATGAATAACGGACTTGCAACATCCGTTACGCGGGCAATAGATGACGCTAAAAAACACTGGCTGTTGTTTGATTCCGATCTGAGAAGCGACATTATCAGAATAGCTGAAACGGCAAATTACCCGTGCGTAGTACAAAATTATGTTAATCACTTTATCAAATGGGCTAACAGTCAATTTAGCACAAAGCAAGATCACAACACACCGCGACCGCTGATTGATGTGTTGCCGGTGGTGGATTTTAAACCTTATAAAGGTGATAAAAAATGCTAACTTACGGCTCAGTCTGTTCGGGGATTGAGGCGGTAAGCGTTGCGTGGAAAGGTTTGATGACGCCACTTTGGTTTTCTGAGATAGAGCCATTTCCGTGCGCCGTGCTTGCTCATCATTACCCCGACATCCCAAATCTTGGCGACATGACCGCCTTACCTCAAAAAATTATAAACAGAGAAATCCCCGCCCCTGATGTGCTTGTTGGTGGTACGCCTTGCCAAGCTTTTTCGATCGCCGGTTTGCGAAACTCGTTAGATGATGAGCGCGGAAATCTCACGTTAACTTTAATACATATATTAGAGGCTATTGATTATGTTAGATACCAAGACGGTAAGCAGCCGTGCGTTTTGTTGTGGGAAAACGTTCCGGGTGTACTATCCACCAAGGACAACGCATTCGGACACTTTCTGGCTGGATTGGCTCAAGAGCGTGAGCCGTTACAACCAACAGGGGGTAAATGGTCAAACGCTGGTTATGTGCATTCGGCCCGAACTATCGCGTGGCGAATCCTTGATGCTCAATACTTCGGACTCGCCCAACGACGCAAAAGAGTGTTTGTTGTGGCAAGTGCTAGACAGCGCAGTGTCGCCCAAATACTCATTGAGCGCAAAAGCCTGTGCAGGGATATTGAGACGAGCGAAACAGCGCGGGAAAGTATTACCGCCTACACTGAAAGTAGCTTTGGAACGTATATCCGATCCGCGGTGGGAGGGGTAGTAACTGCTAGTGGTGGTGCGCTTGGTGGCGGGTCGGAAACGCTTGTAGTCCACGGCACGCAAGATCCGATAATATCATCCACCACCGCGCATTGCTTAGGTTGTAACGGCGGGCAAGAAAATATCTTATTTGATATCGCTCACCGCTCCGACGTAGTACGCATACAAGATGATGATACTACGCCGACACTAACGGCGCGCATGGGGACTGGAGGTAATAATATCCCTTGTATTGCTCTTGCCGGTAACACTATCGGCAGACAACCGCATAACGGCGGAAATGGCAATGGATTTGATGACAGTGGAGTAAGTTACACATTAACAACCACAGATATTCACGGTGTTTTTAATGGCTTAACAGTCCGCAAACTTACACCATCAGAGTGCGAAAAACTACAAGGCTTTCCGCCCGGTTACACACAAATCCCATATCGCAATAAACCTGCGAGTGATTGTCCTGACAGCCCGCGTTATAAAGCCATCGGAAACAGTATGGCGACGCCGGTTATTAAATGGATTGGCGAGCGAATGATTAACTATATCGGAGATGACACAAAATGAGCCAAGACAACAATGGATGGATTAAGTATGACAAATGCGCACCGGTAGATGATGGTTATTTTATTGTGCATTGTCCAGAGTATGAGCCATCAATAGCAATAACAAGATATGATGCCGATTTAGGTGCTTGGATTGATTATGCGGATGATGAGATATCTCACTGGAAACCACTCCCTCCGCCGCCAACAGAATAACCAACGACCGCCAAAGTGCGGTCTTTTTTTTGAGTAAGAGGAGATTAAATTATGCCAAATTGGTGTGTAGGAGACTTAAAAGTAAGAGGTGAAATCAAAAACGTTACCGATTTTCTAACAAGCTGCATTGAAGGGTGTTCCGCCGATATTGATAAATACGGCACATTAGAAGTTAAAAATGTGCGAGGAAAGGCGATTAATGGTGCTCGACGAGTTTTTATTGATAACTGCGACTATGTTATTGAGGGAATAGAGACGCCTAGTGGTTGCATTGTTGTTTTGCCAATATCGGCAGCATGGGTGTTAAGTCCGCCCGAAATGATGTCACTAAGTAAAGAATTTAACGTTGACTTTAGATTTTATGGGTTTGAGTACGGACAAGAATTTAATCAGGAGTTAGAGATTATAAAAGGCGATCTGACACTAGATAAATGCACTAACTTTGATGATTATCTTTGGGAGAGTCCTCGCCCTCTTGCCGGTGGTTAGTAATGAATGACTTATTGTTTTGGTACTGTGTGATTGTGTCCGCTGTTTTGCAGTACGCAGAATGGCGAGCTAGGGTGGCGAGAATCAAACGCCAAGAGGACCTTTTTATTTTTAACGTCAAACTATGGCTATTAGCGAGGGGTGTAAATGTTTTTTAGAAACGAATTACAAGTAATGGACGGAAAGCGATATATCGTTATTGAGTGCGAATTTAAGCGTGAATGGACTGTAGTACGAGAATCAAAGCACACTGTCACACAAGGCGAAGCATTAGAAATCGTCCAATATTGGATTAAATACAAGAATGTAAAACCCGAACAGTTAAAAGTAATTGAAGTGCCCGACATATTGAAAGGATAGATATAATGGAACAACAACCAGCATTATTAAGCAAAGCTCAAGTGATTGAAATTACCACCTTGAGCCACACAACAATTTGGCGTATGATGAAAAGCGGAACATTTCCAAAAAGCGTAAAAGCGTCTATGGGGCGTGTAGCATGGCGCAAATCTGACATTGATAATTGGCTAGCCGAACGCACATAAAAGCACTTCTTTCTATTGACGGTAAAAATGACGGTAAAAACCAAATAGCGTTATCTTTACTCCTTTCTATTTCAATATGTTATCTTCTGCGTTAATAATCGAGTGGGAATAAAAAACCCGCTTTTCATAAAATAACATATCATTTCAAAAATAGCCTTAAGCCCTGTATTTACAGGGCTTTTCTATTTCATCTTATTTCATTGTATTTCTTAGTAGTTTCTTTTTCTATCGGTAAATTTGACGGTAAAGCCTTGCGCTTGTCATAAAAAAGATCAAAAATACCGTCAAATTCATGACGGTAAAAGTGACGTAAAATGCTAACAGATACAAAAATCAAATCTCTTAAACCCAAAGACAAAGTTTACAAAATCGCTGACCGTGATGGACTCTATGTGTCCGTGTCTGTCGCCGGCACTGTAACATTTCGCTACGACTACAGAATCAATGGCAGACGAGAAACCCTGACTATTGGCAAATACGGAGCTGACGGTATAAATCTTGCAGAAGCCCGTGAGCGTTTAATGATCGCCCGCAAACAAGTAAGTGAAGGAATATCCCCCGCCACTGAAAAACGTGTAGAACGTAATAAAATTCGCAATGCAGACCGCTTTTGCGTATTTGCTGAAAAGTATCTTGCCGATGTTCAGTTAGCTGATAGCACAAAAGCTTTACGTGTAGCAACTTATGAACGAGATATTAAAGATACATTTGGTAACCGCTTAATGACAGAAATCACGGCAGATGAAATTCGTAGTCACTGTGAAAAAATTAAAGAACGTGGTGCGCCATCTACAGCAATTTTTGTGCGTGATTTAATTGCTAACGTTTACCGCTATGCGATTCAGCGCGGCCATAAGTTCGCAAATCCTGCGGACGAAATAGCAAATTCATCTATTGCTACATTCAAAAAGCGGGAACGCGTTCTAACTCCAAGGGAAATAAAACTCTTCTTTAATACACTTGAAGAAACACAATCGGATTTTGCGTTGAAAAAAGCAGTGAAATTTATTTTGCTCACCATGGTTCGTAAAGGCGAATTGGTTAATGCTACATGGGATGAAGTGGACTTCAAAAATAAAGTGTGGACGATCCCAGCCGAGCGCATGAAAGCCAAACGTGCGCACAATGTGTATTTGTCAGAACAGGCTCTTGATTTAATTATTGCATTTCAAATTTATTCGGAAGGCTCACCGTATCTTTTGCCAGGTAGGATTAATCGCAGACAGCCAATAGCAAATAGTTCATTAAACCGCGTGATTGCTAACTGTATTAAATTTATCAATAAGGACGAACAGCGCATTGATGAATTTACGGTCCATGATTTAAGACGTACAGGCTCAACGCTTTTACACGAGATGGGCTTTAATAGTGATTGGATTGAGAAGAGTTTAGCACATGAGCAACAAGGCGTGCGTGCTGTTTATAATAAAGCGGAATATGCCGAACAACGAAAAGAAATGATGCAACGATGGGCGGATCAGGTTGATGAATGGATAAATGATAATAGTCTCTAAAAAAGACGGCGGAATTACCCGCCGTTTGTCTTAAACTCAATCAATCCACTTATCATTCGTAACCCATATAATTGCAGGTGTCCGTAAATTACTTGCACCTATATCTGGGATAGCGTCATTTCCTCGTATTTTAGGGTTTTCATGAAATGGTGTAATTCGCATAAAATTACTATCCTTTTGACCGCCAATATATAAGTTTGCAACGGATCGACCTGTGTCATCATCATATAATGAATAACTAAGAGATGATACTGCCCTAAAGCCAACAGGAATGTAGCCTTGTGATACTATATCAATGCGCCCTGCTTGACGAGGTGTAAATCCGCCCTCTTTTTTGCCTTTAAAACCAAATAAACCGTATGATAAACCACCCATAAAACAGAATACAATGTTATTTATTCGTTGCAATTTAACATACGCACCTGCTTTTAAATTTTGAGTTTTTAAAGTGATTAGTCCTGTATCGCCTGCGGTAACAACCCATTCATCGCCACGTTTCTGCCATTGCCACGCCCCTACATTAGCTCCGTCTGTACTTTCATAAACAGAGCCGTTAGGTTCAGTGCCTTTGATCTTACCGTTAGTCGTATAGGGCTTATCGGGGCGACCTGCTCCAACAATCGTTGTACTCAATAAGCGTATATCTTCGCCAATAGCTTTTATTGCCTCAACAAGATTTCCGCTTGTGTTATCAGCCATAATTACGCACTAACTCCATTTTTAGCATTGGTATAAACTGTCAATAGATCCAAAGTGGCGTTTGTTTCTAACGTTTCTATACGATTTTTAATATTGTTTAATGTTTCAGTCAAAGATTGAGCAACGGCATTGTCAGATACAATACTGTTAATTTTCTGTGCGATTTCAAATAAAGTGTCAAGATTTTCAGCTAATTCGCCACCTTTTAATTTATTTTCAAATTGCGTTAATTGTGCTTGTAATTGTTCAGCCGTAACCGCATTAGTTGGCACGTTACCTAAACGTTGCAATAATTCTCGCAATTCTTTGTAGTCAGCACCAACTTGTTTTGCAAACGCAACGATATTATCTTTAGCATTAACTGTCATTTTAGCCCCTTATGTTTTAGCTAGGTTATAAATCAATAATAAATTCGGTAAAATTAAATCTTCGCAATTTTGTTCTTTCTTACTTAATTTAACTTTCATTTTCGGCTGTTTTGTTTTCAACCGAACTTTAAATTTCTCACATTTCATTAGTGTCAACTCGTTTAGGAATTTCTTTCGTAATTGAATGTTGTAATGTAAATGTACCTGTTACAATAGCTGATATTTTATCGTCAATTAGTGTGAATATGTCATAATCAGCCATTTCCCATTTAGCGTTAGCTGTATGCACATTTCTAATACTAACAACAATCACATTATCGTTTACTGCAATTTCGCCTGTTCTCGTAGATAGTTTGATTGTTTCGCCTCTGGACGGCTTAATCCACATTTCAAAAGATGCATTACTCAACCCATTGTAGGCAGTTTCTTCTTCGTCATCATTGACAATTTCAAAGATAAAATCTTTGTCAGTACCTTGATAATGATTTAGATCAATTTGTGTTATTTCGTCCATATCTTACCTCCAATAAAAAACCGCACGATGATTGCTCAAAGTGCGGTTGTGATTGTTGATTGCGACTACTCTTTTACTTTGCCACCGGCAAACATATATGGGTTTACATAGCCTATATATGTCTCAGGGCTAAAATCTTCAGGTTGAGCCTTAACTAATTCATTTAACGCCCATTCATACGGAATCCTGTCCCATTCTGGCACAGCTTGGATAGTGAAAGTATTTACAGATAAGGATTCTTTCCCTTCATCCTTTTTAGCTTTTGATACATACGATGCAATAGTAACAAATGTACTATTATTGACATAGTCAACTTGCAAGCCCGTTACAGCATGATGTTCTGACATAGCGCCAGTACGAACATCTTCGATTTGTTTTGAGATATATTTCATTTTTTACTCCTAATAGTTAGTTATATCTACAATAATTGCATTAAAAAAGTAGGAATTATCGTTGTAACTCATCCCGATTCTCCCTGCTCCACTGTCATCATAATTAACAACATTAAATTTGATATTCCCATCCAGTCTAACGCTACGCATTACACGTCGGCAAAAATCAGGGTTAATATTCAAGGTAAACCCATAATTTGACAAAATAACCCCATATTTACTGCCTGGTGGTTGGGTTTCGATAAAAGCGCCTTTATTTAAATTTGTATCAATGCCTTTTATAGGGCGGAGAAATTTATGATTGGACGAAAATATAACTCGCCCATTACTATCATAGGTCTCTACCCCATATCCGCTACTTTTTGCTGTACTCGTGTTGAATATCATATAGTCTATATATTTTGCATTAGGACTATATAGAATGATTTTGCCACTAACTTTTTTAAGCTGGGCTACATCACCATTACAGCCTGATATAACAACAATATCATTATCTGCTACAGATATTTCAGCAAGATTACCATTAAAAATGGCGTTCCCTCGTCTTTGTAATGACATGCTTAAAAATCCGTCATTTACATCTGTAAATCCTGCAAATCCGAACATTAATAGACTCCATAAAAAATTCTGATTAATGGTTTAGTTCTGAGGTTTCCCTCATAACGAAAATCCATAGGTGATTTAACCGTCCCAGTAAAAGTATTACCACTTATTCGACCATTTGATATATACGGTATATCAACACTTATCGCCACTCTATGCGATAATTCTTGGTTATTTGATGTTAATATGATGGGTATAAATACTGCCTGTCCATTCGCGTTAACAGATATGCTGAAATTACCTATTGGTAAATCACGATATCCAATATATCTAAATAATCTATTCTCAGTTGAAAATGTAACATTCCCAAAATTATCAAAGGTTTGAATTCCTTGAGATGACACTTTAGATCTCCTTTTTTGAAAAAAAAATAGCCATAACATTACAGCTATGGCTATCATTACTAGTATAACAAAAATCATAATCGACCTATTTTCACCCTAACATTACCACGATCATCATAAACAATAATCTGGTCATTATTCATAACCAAACCTCTATTTTGAGAGCTTGCTCGAACTAAAAAATTACCAGTTCGTCCAACTCTCAAAATACCGTCATTGCCGCTTATATCAATTTCACCGCCAGATATTCGTGGTGCCCTAATTTCTTGGTTAGCCATAATATGGTTGCCACGGATTGTGTCTGCAATGATACTGCCGCCGTGCACTTCCGTTAAACCAGCATTAGCCCATGGACTAGGCTGTGTAGCATATTCAGTACACTCTTCAAGCATTGGCCGAGCTACAAACATCCATGCTCCATTAGGATTAGCTCCGTTACCATCATAGAAGAAGAAAAATACGTCAACACTAACTCCATTTGGTGGGATTTTAAATTTTATAAACGCTCTTTTGGCGTTATTAATCCCTCTAAAACCATAACCCGAATGAACCTCATCAGTTTTATGTAATAGCCATTCACCATTCTTGCCGCGGACATCAATATAAATCTCAACCTTTGAGCAACTATGATTGCCCATGTAGGCAGAGACCATATACCATTTATCTGCAGACACTGGTACATTCTGATAGATTCCGCACCTTGTATTTGGATTACCGGTTATCTTATTGTGCCACCTTAAAACATTCTCGTTTTTAAGATATCCACCTTTACCTAATCCATAATCCTCATCCTGTCTGCAGATTCGCTCACCACGTTTATCTCCAGGTATGTTATTCTCGAAAGCGGACCAACCGTCTGGAACACCGTTTGTTGGATTTGCAAAAATAGGATTGTAAAATAGGTTCGCACCGGAACCAGATGACAACTTATCTCTCGTCACAGACCCAGCTACAACCAAATCACCACGAATACCTACTTGACCATCAGCTACACTAAATACAGGTTTGACATTGCCATCATTAGCATTTGCCACAATCCCGAATTTATCAGCCATAACAATGACCGAGCTTTCTTCTTGATTTGCACCAAGTGCGATACCGGCAACAGCAGTCCGTCCACCAGCAATAGCTTGCGTTTTGATTGTGTGCATCGAGCTAACTTTGCCATTAAGTCCTGCTACAGCACTACTCACCTGTGATACTGTTGATTCTGTCTTGCCAACTTTAGCGGTTAAAGCGTTAATTTGTTGTGCATTTGCTTTATCACTTTCCGCTTGAGCTTGTCTTACTGCAGTAATGCCTGATAAAGCTGATTCTGCCTTAGCTGTCACGGTTTTAATTGTTTCAGCTTGTGCTTGGTCTGCTTTTTCAAGATTTTTAATTGCGGTTCCTGATGATTGAGCTTGTGCAGCTATTTGAGCTAATGCACCTGCGACAGCGGTTTGTCTTGTTTTAGCTTCTTCCCCAACTGCATTATTAATATCAGCTTTAATGGAGTTTATGAGATCTTGACCAAGTTGTGACTTGGTGATTTTACCTTCTAACGCATTTAACAAGTTATCAGGATTATGATCTGCTTCACCAAATACAGCTTCGGTGAACTCACCTTTATTTCCCTGTTTATCTACTCCTCGCAAATAAAAGTAATAGCCTGTCGATAAAGGCACACCATTAATAACATAATTACTTTGAGGATATGGCAGTGTTGCCACTTTCACTGCAGTGCTTATGTCATTTGTATTGCTACGCCAAATTTCAGTGCTAAACCCAGGTGTAAATGTCTTAGGTAAATCCCAATCAAGCTCAATAGCAAACAACAAGGATTTAGTAACAAATCTAGGAATATTGAGATTAATCTCAAATGAGCGTGTTACAGGATCTGACAATTGGCCACTTTGGTTTTTAGCTCTGATTTCTGCGGTATAACTTCCGTCAGGCAATCCTTCAAATGATATTTCTGGATTTTTTAAGTTTAGATATGTTTTAAAAACCTTTCCGTTGCGATATAACCGCACTTCATAGGTTAATAACGTATCTGTTGTGGGTACTGACCAAGTTAGTTTTATACCATCGGCGCTATAAACTACATCAGCATTAGTTACTTTTGTTAGTCCATTGTGCATTGTTGATACAACAGGCACAAAACTTGCACTACCATCAACAATCGCTTCTTTTTGCGGTTCATGCTGCAGTGCGGTTATGGTATAACTCCCGTCATCGTTTTCAGTAATGCCGAGAGCACGGTAAAGCTGAGTAGATACTTGCGGTGTTTTTAATACCCAATCATCCATCACATTCAAACCAACAGGATTGGTTTCTAATGTAACAACTGATTTATTTGTATTATCTGCATTGATAATTTTGATTTTCACCAACTGCATTTCATCATTGAGATAACTTAAATAGCTATTACCAGTGATTTCTACAGGTTGATCAAGCGTTACTTTCTTGCCGCTTATCGCTACAACTCGTCCACCAAGTGTTTTGCCAGCAAAATCATTATCGGCAATTTCAATGATGTCACCTGGCAAATGCAATAATCCTTGGCGACCTACTACAAATGTAATAGTGCATTGTTCAAGACGAGATGTTTCTAACACCCATTTGCCATATCTATGAGCCTGACCGCGTGAGGTGCATCCATAAGCGGTCATTTTTTTAACGTTGTAACCGTAACGGGCAATCATGCTATCATCAGCAATGTACTCAATCGCTTTTTGATATAGGTTGCGCTCGTCTGCATACTCAACCTCAACTGCGGTAAAAATCGCCTTCGCTGCGGTGTATTGTCGGCTAAATTTGCCGTCAACTACGTTTGACTGAGTATATAAGCACACCGGGTCAGTCGGTCTGTCTTGGATTGCGGTAAATTGTGTACCATCCCAAACAGCAATCGCGCGGAAAACGGACGCCATATCAGAGATGACGTTATAAGCGTCTCTTTGCTCGGTAATCCATAAGTTAGATACCATGCGCGGCTCTTTACCGCCGTAGCCGTCATCTACAAGCTCATCACAATATTTGGCAATCTCATACAGCATAAATTTATCAATGCCAAAATCGCCAATGCGCTCACCCAAGCCCGCTAACTTATCCGTGATAAGGTCGTAAAAAATCCATGCCGGGTTATTGGTCCAGCCCATTTTAAAATCACCGCGCCACAATCCCGGTGCGTACGTGCGCGCTTCCGGGTCATAGGTTGTTGGGATTTTGATAATACGCCCATACAGCAAAAAGTTGATATTGGGAAAATTTGGGTTGTATCGGCTATCGGTCTTAATGCCGACAATAGCCATATTTGGATAGCTTAATTTTGTGTCGATAATCTCTGTGTAACTTACCCAATGTGTACCATTTTGTAAACGTTGAGATTTGCTATCCGCCGTCAAGCGCTTGACCGTAACCGTAAATGGTCTTGGCGGTAAATCATCTATGATGTAACTGCGGTAAAATCGGGATGACGATTTACCCTCGATCTGATACGTTCCGCGCGGCGTGTTGTTAACCAAAACTTGGAAATCAACAGACGTGCCGTGTGTGTCCCCTTGATCGTTTTGTGAGATCAATGCGTTTACACCGATCGTTAGACGTAAGCGTGTCACATCGGGATCTATTACCGATCTCGTAATAGGATGTTGTTGCTTTACCTCCGCTCCGACAGATACCTCACGCTCAGACGCCTCAAACCCCTCTAATGGCTTTTGATCTTGATAGCCTAGATTGTATTGGATCTCCGTGTTTTTAAAGTTAAAACTAGCGGCATCATTATCATCTACACCATTAGCATTTTGGATCGGTGTATTGTCAAAATACGTGTCTTTCCATTTGTTCGCTGGCCCTTTAATTGGTCCGAGCGAAATTAAACCGATTGCGCGTAGCTTTTGCGCCGAGCGTAAAGAGTCTGGCGCCTCGTGCGGAGTATGTCCGCCGCCGCCTTTTGAACTACCACCCATCTATTAATCCTTAAAATAAAAAACCACGCATAAAACGTGGTCTAAATGAAATCTATTTTTTACTTTGTCGGCATATCGTCAAACGTCTCAACCCCTTGTGATATAAGCACAAGACTTGTTAGCATTTTGCCGTACAGCAAAGGGATTGGTCTGCCTTGCGGGGTTAAGTTTTTGATATTGCTAAACGAGGTGCTTTGTTTTTTTTCGCCCTCTTTGCTGTAGTCACTCATGCTCGGAGGTTTAGTTAATAATCCAACAACACCAGATAGGGTAAGTGACGCACCCATTGCCCCCATCATGGTAGCCGCCATACCCCATGCTGGCGGCGCGTACCACGCAATAACCATTAGCACAACTCCGGCAACGATTTGTAATACATTGCCGCCTTTACCTGCCCCGGCAACTACAGGCGTAAAATGCACTGTACAACCATCTTTGAGATCAATGATTGGAGTTGTCTTGAGTTGCTCCTCGGATAGATACTTACTACCTACACGGATTTTATAATAGCCTCTGCGGATGTGCTGTCTAAGGCCTTTAATTTGCGTAAATAACCCGCTCATAAGCTCTTTAAAGTTGCTAACCTCTAGCTCTATCGGGCTATCTGCAAATCGTTTAAGATCGCCGTAAAATTTAACTTGTACCAATCTTTAAATCTCCATATTGAGTGAGTGTGCTTGAGCCAAAATCCGTTATACGGTACACGCGCCGATAATCTATCCTCGCTGTGGTGTATCATCATTTGGTTACCCAAATAAACCCCGGCATGATTAGCCACATCGGCGCCGACTTGGATTAGGATAATGTCGCCAAGCTGTACATCATCCTCTTGCATGAGCTTATAAAATCCGCATCGTTGCAATCCCTCCTCATACAGATTAGAGGATTTAAACCAGTCAAACGGATATACTGACTTATCATCTAAATCAATACCTGACAACATATAGCTATCTAATACGATATTTCGGCAGTCTTGCTTGTTGTTTTTAAACTCTCTCCCAATTAGCGGGGGAATAGAACGGAACTGTTTAATGTCGTCATCCACCACCAGCCAAAAATCTAACTGTGTTCTAACCTGACATTCTCTGTCAGCAATAGATAAATATGGCGATCCTTTTTCAAAAGCAGAATCAGGGTGAGAATGCACCAACGCTACAATGACACCACGTTCTTCAGCAAGAAGAAAATCATCTGCCGATATTTCAAAAAAATTAACAGGATCGTGTGAGATATTTTCGCAAGGGATATAAGAGAAACCGTCTTTAAATACAACAAAGCCACAACATTCTTGTGGCTCTGTACTTTTAGCGTGTGTGATAATTTCTGTTTTTAGATAATCTGGAATTTTCATTTTTACTTCCAATAAAAAAGCCCATCTAGGGAAACCTAAATGGGCAGTAAGATTTATATGATTATTACGTATTTTCTGTTTCTACTACACGTTCAAAATCATCAAAATACTTCATATCAAAAAGCGATATTGATTCAATTTCTGTCACTCTAATCACATTTCGAAAATGTTTCATACTTAATTTATCCTCATTCTCAGGATTAGAGTAAGAAATGTTGTGTTTTTGATATACCGATAAATAATTACAATCAAAAATAATACATAATTTATCTTTATCTCTATACCCACTTAAATAAGGAATAATCACAAGATTCTCTAAATCAGCTGAAGAAAACTGAGTACCATCAACAATACCAACATAAACCTTCTTGGATTTCAACGAAACTTTTACTGGAGTTTGAGAACGCATCGCAAAGAAAAGCAAATTAACAATATTATTTGCTCCCATCATCTCTTGATGAATTCGCTTAACATCAAATTTCTTCTGATTAAGCTCTGTTTGACAAGCTATGATAGCGCCTAGCGCAATCAGAAAATAGTAAATCTTAATCTCTAAAATATCTGTTACTAAATATTTTTCCAAGGCAAATGGCTGATAATTGAAACCGAAATAAGCGCCAAGATTTAAAATAAATGAAAAAATATAAAAGAGTCCCCCTACAACTATTGTAAAAAGGATTCCCCTAATAACAAATCTAATACCATGAGAACCTAATAAAACATAAGACTCCCAACCAGTACTACGCTTTAATTTAAATCGCTCAGGCACGTAATTACTCGAATAATAATATCCAAGAATTAAAATGAGCATAACTGCCAATATTGCCACTTATTTTTTTCCAACTGCAATTTGTTTAAGCGATTTCATATGATTATTAATATTAATTCTAACCAGTTCATTATCATAATTTAAAGAAACATTACCGTTTTTATGAAATACTAATGGTCCATCCTCTACCTTTTCAGGAAGAATTCTTGATGGAAATAATTTTACATAGATTTTATCAACCAAATCATTGGTTTTTCTTATCATAAAATTATTTGTAAGTTTTTTCACCTTAACCCCCTAAGACATCAAAATCCCATCACTAAGATGAGTTTCCTTGCTATGTGGGGGTATGTTAAACCACTTTTAATCGTCATACAACAAAAGTTGTGTGATCTGATTCACAAATCTAATATTACTCAGACTATTATCATTTATAAATTAGTTTAAGCCCCATACTGGGTTGTGCTCGGGAATCCGCCAAAAGGCAAAATCGCATTGTCACCAAAGCGTAATTTACAACCTCTTATGCAGTGTGAGCATTTATCCTTTTTAAGGTCGGTTGTCGGCTTGTCAAACTCATCTGCTACCGCTCCACCTGTGTAACCACATTGCGCAGACCGATACTGCCAAATGCAAGTGTCAGAGGTAATCATTAGTAACGGGATTTTTGCGTTATCCGTCTCAGCCGGGGACGCAAGCTCAAAAGTTGCCTGTTGATCGTCAAGCGATTTTAACTGCTCAATGATATAGTAACTGTGCACCTCTTGATTTGGGTCGGCGTTAGGATTAACACCGCCCGGAAAGTTTTTAGCGTCCAAATGCTCGGCATATACAAGGCGCCGAGTGACTTTAGCCCCCACTCCTTGCCCAAAGTGCGCAACAATGCCCGTCACCAACCCGTAAAGATTGGAAACGGTTAATGTCGGTCTATTGCTTGGCCCTTGTCCGCTAATCTCAAAGCCATCTGCTTTTATCGGATAGGCTTGATACTCATTACCCTGCCACCATAAGTTAACCTGCGACTGATTTAAGCCATTGTGAAACCGCAGTAACTCGCCTTTAGCACTTGGATCTGTACTGCTTGAGATGTGACGCAAATCAATTTCCCATAGCTCAACCAAGGCGCCCTGTTCTAATTCCGGCAAAAGTGCGGTCATTTTATCGGGTAGTTTTTTTGGCATATTTGCTCCAATAAAAAACCCGATCGGAAATGATCGGGTGGTGATTTTAAGCACGCCCAAAGCCGCTTACAGTTTCCCGTAAGCGGTAAGTGCGGTAGGATTTTGCGTTATTTTATAGGATATCTAGCTGAAATCCTGTTGCTTTAGGGTTGTAGGCTCTAAGATATTTTAAGACACGCCAGTTATTGCCTTGCTCGCATTCAAATTGCTCTGTAATGCGTGTCAATACGTTATGAGCCTGACGGAGAGTACTGCGATATTCGTAAGCAATATCATGCACCGGTGCGGCATAGTGCGAGCCGATTTGTTTTAATGCAGGGAGAAGCGTTTGACAAAGCTCGGTGCCGCGCAATAAAGCGAACCACGCCCACACAAGCTGTTGGAGTTCATGCTCTGTAAATTCACGGGTGAATAGCTCATCTTTTTTCTGTTCAGTGATAAGCTCACCTTCAAGCACAATTCTATGCACATATTCAACCGCACTTTGTAATTTGTCGGCGGGAATGTCTTCTATGCTCTCTACGTTCATGTACTGGTGAACAAGATTGTAGGCATCGGAATAAATTAAGCCTTTCTTGCTCACTAACATATTTACAGCATTGCGTAAGCCAGTGCGGTCGTCTGCAGTGGTTTTTCGTTCTGCTTTGCCATTAAACCAATAATCATGTAACGCTTGATAACACTCTTTTTTGTATTTGATTAATGTGTCACGGATTTCTGGGTTACAACGATTAATATCAATACCAAATAGCCAGCCGTTTAAATATTCGATTGGTAAGCAGATCATTTCACGTTTTTTACCATCTTCGGCTACTATGATCATGACGATCATAGTTGAACTTAACACATTATCACGTTTAATCCGTAACAGTTGTGGCTCCCATGATAATCCTATATTTTCACAAATAGGCTTCATAGCAACATAGTGATTGCCATTTTGTTCAACGGTAATTAATGACTGATTGTTGAATGAAATTGTTTGGGTTGAGATTTGATTAGCCATTTCTGACTCCTGTTTGATGTTTCTGAAAAAATTTGACCAGATAGGGTCGCCAAGAGGTTCAGAAGTCGCAAACAGTCGACCGGGATTATTCCCCTTTCGGGTATTTTATTCTCCGCCCTCTCGGCATAGATAAGATGTGGTTATGCGTAATGAATGTTTAATGGCAATAAACAAACAAGGTTGCTAAATTTCACGCATAAAAAAACCGCTATGCTTTCGGGTGCGGAATTGCCGCTGTTTGTAAGGTTTCTGACGCCTTGATTGAAAGTGTATTGATTTATCGAAAGACTGTCAATTAGATTTTAAAATCAATGCCAGCTTGTTTTAAAATACCATTTGCTGTGTGGCGGTTGGTAATAGTATAAGCAACAGGGAAAGGTTTTTGAGTAATTGGGCTGTTCCAAATTTCATGGCTGCCCTTTCCCTGACGTAAGAATGTGCAATCATATTGCTTGAGTATTTTTATAAGTTGATCGTAATACCCACTGCCCATCGTTACATCTCCAAGCGTTGGAAATCTGCGTGGCTTTCAGTTTGGATAAAAGCAAGGCGGATATTATCACTTTCACTGCCGTAACCTTGTAATTCGTGCATTTCAGGTGCAATTTCCCACACGTGTTGTTGCAATTCTTCATAAGTGCGACCTTCAGTGACAAGATGCAACTTATCGCACGTGCCAATCCACGCGGGGATGTTATCTTCTACATCGTACATCACTTCCACAACATAAGGCGGATTGATTTTATCCAAGCGTTTCTTCACTGACATGAGCGTATCCTCAATGGTTATGCCGAAATAACTATTGGCGTTTGATAAAGTTCCAATGTACCACGTTGTAAAGGTGCTAGCTTGGAATGCAGCACTACGCATGATTTCATCATCGACATCAATCAATTCACTACAAAAATGAAGTAAATTACCCACAGCGTGAAAATGAATTGCTGCACCAATTTTAGATTCTCCAATCACCACTGAAACCACGTCGGATTTATCGCCGATAATTTGTGTAATGCCTTTATTCATCAGTTCTTCAACAATATAGCGATAATCTGAAGGGTAAAATTCATAGAAAATCTTTGTTAAATCTGATTTTGATACAAAGAGTTCACCGTCTTTAAGGGTAAACCGTAAAGGGAGAGTGCCAAAATTTGAGGTGAATACATTACACTTTTTATTAGACATTATAAGCCTTCTTTTTATCTAACACATTTCTCTAATCAACATAAAAACACTCACCAAAAATGAAGTGGACGGGTAAATTTATGTGCTATTAAAGGTTAAATAACAGTGATTGAAATAGTTCAAACTGTATCGAATGATAGATGAAAAGTTTTATTTTGACAAGAAATTGCTTGCAATGACTAAAAAAGAAATAAAATCTTACCGCATGAAAAAGCCCCTTTGTAGTCAAGAGGCTGATTTTCAGTTTTTTGTAAAAAGAAATGTGTAAGCAATAAAGAATAGGATAAATGCTACAACAAGAATTTTTCCTATCGGTGGGTTGTTACTTTTCTCTTTATCTTCAGATTGGTTTAACTGCGAAAAATATTCAGCAATATCTCCCACATCTTTTCCTGACTTAATGTCAAACACTCTTTGTATATCGCTCAGGTAAAAAACCGCTTCTTGCTCAAGTTCTTCACAATACCCCCAAATGGCATTTTTTTCAGGGTAATAATCGGTGATTGCAACATTTAATGTTGCAACTTGTCCATCTACAACATAATCAATCAACACATCAAAATACCAATAATCCTCCTCTTTGCTAGAGGAAAATTCCAATTTGTCGCGCTTAGAGATACCCGTTCCAGGAATGCCTAAATTTCGATAAACTCCATTTTTCCCTATATTAATAGATGCGCCTTTAATTCCGGTTGTAACACTTACGCCGGACTTGCTTATGTTTAACTTTACGCCTGGTAGGATTTTTTTTGTCTTTCTAAATTTTATAGCCATAGGATCTCCTTAAGTAAAGATAAGCCATTTTTACAAAATAAGAGATCCTATTCAATGGATATTAATTAAACACCTGCTCAAACGGCAGCTCATAATCAACATAAACCCCGTTATCTGTGCTAGTCCATTTGCGGCAAATAACTAAGATTGGTGTTGTTTTACCAGGTTGTAGCCACTCAAACGACTTATAGCCACCGTGCCGGACTAAAAACGCCTCAAGTTCGTTGATAGCCGATTTATCTCGCTTGCTTAGGCGTACCGTTGGAGTAGCTTTGATTGCTACATGGTTAATCCCATCTTGCATGCGTTGAGAGTATCCGTTACCAAATTTAATCTCTTTAATCTTTGGTTCGGTCTCTGTTGCCATGCCCCAACGGACACCCCATTTAAAACGCTCTTTTGCCATACTACCTCGCCATCATTCCGCCGCTTCGTGATTCGGCTTTTAACACATCGTACACCTGCTGTCTTGTTGCTGTTGCAACCATACGCGCAAGTTTTTCGTTGTCGGCGCCGTTACCATCAAAATTGTTTGTTTGATTGATAATAACGCCGCCTCCGCCGACACCACTACTTAAGGCTTTGTTTAGATTTTCGTTGCTCGTGATTTGTCCGCTAGCACCCGGCACAAAGATTTCGGGACCTCGCTCACCGACAAGATAAGCCCGACCACCACCAACAGGACCGCCATTAGCCCGCGCACCTGATAAGGTTACGCTCGTTAATTGGCTTAATACTGACGCACCTTGTGACGCAACTGCCGCCATATTGGCAAACTTTTGTGCCGGAGTAACTGCGGTAGGGTCATTCATCGCTTTCATGACGGCCGCGTGTAGGTTGAGCATAGATTCGGCGATCTGAAACGATTTTGAGATGGCAAAAATAGTACGGTATGCCGCGCTATTTTTTGCCCCTGCCGCCTCAATAATCCCCGCTATACCATCAAATAATTGAGATGCAATATTGAGTTGATTTGTTGCAGACTGTAAGTCCAAATCCTCTTTGCGCTTGCGATACTGATCCTCAATAAGCGCCTTAGCCTCCTCAAATTGCTGTACGTTTAGCAACTGTTGGTCGTAAAGCTCTTTTGCTTTAACCAGTTGATCTTCGCGTGTAATATCGTTTTGCACATACGGATCATTTCCAGAACCTCGAATATCATTAAAGAATGATCGCACTTTATTAGCTCTGTCATTATCTTCTTTAATCTCTTTCGCTTTCTGTTTCTCTAAAGCCTGATCGTATGCTTGGGCCTCTAGCGCTAGATAATGTTTTCTTAACTCTAACGTGCTACTAAAATTACGCTCTTTAGCATCTTTCTCAGAAATAGCCATTCCGTTAATCTTGGCTATACGTTGTTGATGCTGTAATTCCAATTTCTGCATCTCGTTAGCGTATTGCATATCTAGAGACGAGACATCGTTTGTCTTACTACGAGAACCGCGACTTGATTTCGCTGACGTTTTTTTATTTTCGCCTTTGTTTATTGTCGCGATTTGTTCATTGTAGTTTTGTTCAAGCTTATTAAGCTCTGACTTTCTTAACTGATCGATTGTTTCAAAGCCACGTTTTTTAATCTCCACTTCACTCAATACAAGATTCTGAATAGCTTTCTTGTCTTTTTCGTGTTGTTCGGTTAGCTTTTGTTGTCGAGATTTTAGCTTATCTTCAATCTTTTCAAGTTGCGACTTACCGGCATTCTCTTTTTCTTCCTGCTCGGCTTTCTTGCGTTTTGATTCGGCAGCATCTGCCTCCGCTTTTTGTTTATCCTGCTCTTCTTTTAGTTTTGCTCGAGCCTTGTCTAAGTTGGCTTGTTGTTGATCCATTTGCTCACGCATTGCGGCCAACACTTCATCGCTACCATCAAAGGCACCAGATTCAAACTGTTGTTCTAGAGATTTTTTAGACTTCTCCAAAATGGAGATTTCATTTTCAAGATTTTTTACATGGGTCGCAGTATCTACGCCTTTCATTGCCTTAGTCAGCTTAATGAAAGCACCTGAAAGACTATCTACCGCACCTTTAAAGAATTTTGTGATGCCTGTCGTTTCTGCAAACTGCTCTTTTAATTCGTCAGTTGCCTGCCCTAATGTATCAAGAGAACCGGATAATGTATCTTTCGCAGAACCCTCACCAGTACCACCAACGCGTTCTTGTAAAGCTTTAAATATAATTTCCTGTGCTTTAGCCTTATCACCAGTTTCAACAAAAGAATTGATTAAATTTTGCTGCTCTGATGTAAGTTCAATACCCTTTCTTTTCAGAATAGATATTGCCTCAGCTGGATTTTCTAAAGCTCGCCCAAGATTTCTGGCCTCGCTCGAAATATCAGTGCCAAACGTTTCGGCTAAATCTTGAGATAGTTTAATTGCCTCTTTAAATGATTCGCCAGTAACGCTTTTAAATGTCATCATTACCGACATCGCTTGTCGCACACCATCGGTACTAGCAAGCGTGTTCATAGCAACAGAACGAGCAAAATTATCTAGCTCTGAAGATGAAAAGCCAACAGCCGCCCCAGTTGCTCTTAATTGAGCCTCTGTTCTTGCCATGTAGCGTTCTGTTTCTTCAAAAATCTTTATGCCATCGCCTAAAGAGCCAACAAAAGAAACAACCGCACCAGTGGCAGCTAATGCCGCCGTGGCTAATCCACCAATCGCAATTTTAGTGAGATTAATGCCACCATGTGTTTGCCCAAAGCCATCTAGAGATTTTTTAGCCTTGTTAATTTCTTCGGTAAATTTGGCCGTCTCTGCCTCGAGCTTGATTTTTAAATTGCTAATCTGGTCCAATTCTCAACACTCCATCATTTGCAATAGACGCATCCATCATTTCTTCTGTTGTCATTTCTGCGCTTGGTTTAGCTGTATGTAAAACGCTAAAATCCTGCGCAGTGACGACCTGTTTTAATGCCGCAACGTTATAAACCGCACTTGCTACCGTGCCGTAGCCGTAATCTAATAACTCAAGCGTAAACGGACGTTTGCCAAAGTATTTACCCCAACTAAAATACTCCGCTACAGACATCTCGCGGAGCATTTGGCGGTAATCGGCGCGCTTAAACTCGTGCGCCAACTTTAGGACAAAGTCAAGTTCGGTTTCTAATCGTTTTTTTGCTCACCATCTTCCGGCGCGCTTTCGAACGGCTCAACTCGCGGAAATTCGCACACATTCTGCACCGCCTCAAGTACGCAGAAAATATCAGCTTGAGTCCAAGTGGTTAACAACTCTTTTTGTAAGTCGTCAATGGACTTGTCACTATCATACGATAACGAGATCGCAATCAAGCGAGTGTGCGCCATTAGATTGTTACGAGTGATTTTGTTGAGCTTGCTATTTAATTCCTGCTCGGTGTCGTTTTCGGACACTGGTTCAGGTTTATCTAGACCGTTTAGGTAATCAACATAATCAAGGTAATCAAGCGCGGAGATTGCGGACAATACCAACGCCTGACCGCGCAACTCAAACTTAACTTTTTTTAACATGATAACTAGTCCCCTGCCTCGTTGTACTCAGCCAATAACGGTTTGCCAACGTTAGTTAGCTTAACTGTACGGGTCATCACTTCATTTTGTGGCACCGTTTTACCCAAAGATGACACCCAAGCGTAATACACGTCACGCACACCGTTAGGATAGACAACAAGGTAAAATTTCTTTTTGCCTGTGTTAAAGTCAGCAACTAGCGCTTGTTGAGCAGTATCACCAGGTAGCCAAGCAAGCGTTAAAGAGGTTTCTCCTGCGGATTTTGCGCCCTGGCTTGTGGATTTCCATTCGGCGTTTGGATCGTCTAAATAGTTATCCTCATAGCTATCTGCGGTAACTTCGCCCGGGGACAGCTCTTTGATTTTCGCAATGCGATCCCAGTTTTCGGGTTTTTTAATGTCGGCCGCTTTAATTGTGTCGTTTACAATTACGGTTGATTCTTTATCGTCCTTAAGGCGATAAAACATCGTTCCCGCGCCTTTTGTAGGAGTTGTGTTTTTAGCCATTATCTACCTCGTATGTAATAGCGTATTGCAAGTCAGCGGCTATCCAAGTCGCCATTTGGTCGTCTTGCTCGTAGTCAAACGCTGTAAATGCAATGTTTTCGGTTAGCGTAGTTAAAGATGATTCGACAATGCCCGATTCGTAGATTTCTTGGGTTAATTTATCCAAGTCATCTTCACGGGCGGCGGATTTCATAAAACAGGCGACATGGAGCGTTGCCTGCATTGTGCCGTCTAAATATCCTGTAGGAGATACGCCGCTAACAAACACCGCTACAGCGGGGCTTTGGCTCTCAATATCGGTAAATGACGGCTTGCCGTTGCTAAACTCTTTAACTTTTGGGAGGTGCGGTCGTAATGCTTCAATGACCGATTTTCTTATTTTTGAGTGGATTTTCATTTTTTAACCACTATTTGGATTTGTCGGATTAGCTGAGTGCGTAATTCCTGTGGCATATCCTTTTCGTAGGCCCTTTTTACCTCGGCGTTAAACGATTCGGTAAGTGGGGTTTTGAGTGGGATTTTGACTACATCAATAGGATAGCGATCTTTACCTTGTCGTTGTAACACTTGCACTCGTCCGTTTTTAAGTTTTTGGATAAATGCCCGAGGATAAAGACGATTCCCGATCTTTAACTGCCCCTTATTTTCGCCACGGCGCACAAACTGCCCGCCACCCGTTACTAAACGGATAACAGGTAGATTCCCACGATTCACACGGATAAATGCACTAAGTCGTCTTGGCTTAGCTCTCTCAAGTTTCGCACGGCCTTTAATAAGGCGCTTTGGTACATCAACCTTTTTTGATGTCTCAATCACAGATCTAACCATCACTTTAGCAGCAATGTTATTAATCGTGCGTGCCATGGCTTGAGGTACTGCTTTTTTATCAATGTCGGATAAGGCTTTCTTCGCTTTTTCGATGTCGTCATTAATTGCCATCAGTAACTTGCATCCTCCTCTAACTGGAGCATGATAGTGCCGCTGTTAAACGTAAACCCAGTAACCACATAATCAACACCATTAATGGTTGTTTTATCCCCTTTTTTAGGCTTGTAACCTGAGGATTTAAACATTGTCAACGTACGGTAAACACCATTCATCGGCTCCATTTCTTTCGGTGTCTCATCAAGCACCGCTTTGTATTCTTTGCCGTTGATGACATAGACGGACATCATCACATCTGATATGACTTTGTCCGCCTGTGCGAGTGCGTCATCAAATGGACTAAGCGTTGATCTTGACATCTACAGTGTCCACAGATGCACCGCTTGCACGCCACGCAACGCCTAAGCGTTTATTGCTACCAGCAGTAATCGTTGCACCTTCGGTTGCAGACCAGTAAACAATCGCACCCTGTTTAATGTCGTCAGCCGCTTTTGCCTTAATGGTAAATACACCAGTAGTCAAACCAACACCCGCGCCACCTTGAGCAATATCAGATACTGCGATTGCAGCAAGATTTTCCAAAATCACCACATCGCCACTTTTTACATTAGCTGCAGCGGTAAAGCGCACGGTGCTTCCGTCTTGTACGTAATTTTTAGACATATTTTATTAATCCTATGATTTATTTAATAAAAAACCGCACCTTATTCAAAAGTGCGGTCGTTATTTAGGGGGTTTTAAGTTACTTATTGGTAACTTTTACAATGCCTCGGTAGTCAATCACGTTAACACCTGCATCAATGCGCACCTTGGTAGATACACCATCAACGGTAAAGCCTTGTTGTTGCTCCATGTATGGAGTGTCGATGCCGTCAAGATAGGATACCTCAATAGCCTCTTTGTTGATTAAGTACCAAGATTTTTCATCTGCTGCCTGTAAGCGAGCGGATTTGACTGGAGTTACAATGTCGCGTAATGGATTGATGATACCAGAGTTAGCGTCAGCACCCTCAACACTTGCGGACTTAATTAGTTGTAAACCGCGTGTGTACATTGAGGTTGGTAACAACATAAATTCTGGCTCAATCGCTAACGGCTCACCGCGCGCATTAACAAAGCCATTCATTAACTGGATACCTTTGTCAATGTTGGCAAGGTCTAGCACCGCATTAGTGATTGTATTTTTGTGAGATGCATCAAATAATGCTTTGCCGTCTTGTGCTTTAGCGTTACCAGTTAATAACGCAAACACTAATTTAGCGATGGTTGCACGTGCCGCTTGCCCCATTTTTTCGGGGATTTTTGTGAGTAAGTGCATATCGTCATTGATGATTGCTTGACGAGTAATGCTAAATAATTGCCCATAAGTCGCTAATGCAACGCTAGCGCCCTCATCGCCGATTGTGCCGTAGGTGTATTCCTCACCCTCACCGACTTGCGGTAAGTAGCCAAAATCACCCAAGCCAACACGTTTAGCCGCGCGGAAGTCGGTTAATGTGCCGCGAGAGGTAAACAGATCAAAGTTTTCCGCTGCGGTTTCCCAACCTTTAAGCAAGGATTTGTGCGCCACATCAATTAAGATTTGACCAAAGTCAGAGCTTGAGTGGGTAAATGCCAAACCAACCATGCTCATTGCATTTTGACCCGATACACTAATACCGCGGTCAACCAATGATGCACGAGCAAGTTCACGCAAGGTCATTGAGTTGTAAGCATTGTCTTTGGCATTTACTTTATCTTTGTCGATGCCTGCACGAGCCAATAAGGATTGTTTCACGCTATCACCAACGATGTTACCGTTATCGGCATAAGGCGTTACTGCTGCACTTGGGGTTGTGCCTGCACCAAGTTTTGCTAATAATTTGTCTTTGGCTTGATCTGCGGTAATTGATAAATCACCTAAACACTCCACTAACAAATCATTGTGCGTAGTACCAAATGGCGCAAATACGGCTTTAATGTCGGCGTTACGTTTGTTTAATTCGGCTTGCACTTGTGCGATGTTATCTACCGGAGCTGTTAGTGCTTGATTTACCGGTTCGGTTGGTACTGGTTGTGCAGGGGTTGCTGTTGCTTGTGGTGCGGCTACGCCAGCGTTGCCTTGTGGCTTAAACAACATGTCTTTCATTGCTTTTGGCATATTTTCAAAGTCCTCTAATTTTCGTGATTTAATAGACGCCATCGCCACAAGTGGTTCGGCTAGTTTGTCAGCAAATCCTTGTTCAACGCATTCTTTACCGTTGAGCCAAGTTTCCGCCGATAGCATTTCTGCTAATTCTTCAGGTGTTTTTCCTGTCTTATTTGCGTAAGCTGGGATTAGCGTATTTTCGACCTTGTCTAACAGGTCGGCATACTTACGCATATCCTCTGCATCGCCACCTTGGATTCCCCATGGCTTGTGGATCATCATCATTGCATTTTCTGGCATGATTACCTCATTGCCCGCCATTGCAATAACGCTCGCCATACTTGCCGCTAAGCCGTCAATGTAAACAGTCACATTTGCCGGGTGATTCTTTAGCAAGTTGTAAATAGCGATGCCATCAAAAACATCACCGCCCGGGGAGTGGATGTGTAGATTGATCTGCTTAAGGTTGTTGCCAAGCGCTTTTAGATCTTTCGAAAAGCTCTGCGCCGTAACGCCCCAGAATCCAATTTCATCATAGATTGAGATCTCTGCCGTATCGTTGGCTTTGGCTTTGATTGAGTACCAAGACTGATTACTCGTCTTTGTCGCGCTCGTTGCCATCGCCACCGGCGACAGAATCACTTTTTGCTTTTTCATTTGTCATACCTGTGTTAGTTAAATCTGTGTCAAACTTGAGACCAAATTTGCGGTTTTCCTCGACCTCAACTCTACGTCTGCGTTTAACTTCTGCCGGGTTGCTGCCGCTTGCTCGTACTGCTTGGCTTTCCGTAGCTAATCCACCTTTAATTCGTTCTTTCCACGCTTGAGCCTCTTTAGTTGGATCAATCCATGGCATTACCGGGCCGCTATAAACAGCGTTGTAAAGTGATGCAGGATCAATATCGACTGGCACATCAATTTCACCGCTGACAATCGCCATTTTCAGCCATTCTCGATAAATCGGGCGGGATATATGTGCAACGAAGGTATCTTGTAAAACTGCGTAACCCTCAAAGCTCTCCACCAGCTCTTGGCGCTGGCTTGAGTAAGTGCCGTTATAATCTCGCGCAATGCTTGAGTAACTGGAACGAGTTCCCGCTGCCGTTGCTCTTAATTGACCGTTTCTAAAGGTTTCAAGATTAACGTTGGGGCGGTTAGAGTTGATTAACCCAATATCCTCACCAGGCTTTAAATCATCAATGATTGCGCCTGGAGCAATCTCAAAATCTCGCTCCGGACTGTCTGCTCTGTAATCCTCATTATCTCCGTAGAGTGCGGCATCACCTTTTTTGATGTACATCGTAAAGGCGGCGGCAATTCGTGCAGCAACACGCTCGCTCTCCTCGTAGTCTTTAAGGTCAGCAAGTCGGATAATTACACCGTGCAACATCGATACGCCACGCAACTGGTGCAAGCGTTTTTTAAACGCAAGGTGCAACATATTTTCTGCGGGCACTGATTTAACTCGCCCGTAAGTGCGGTTGTTTTCCTGCGGGTTGTCCATGTAAACGCGGTAAGACACAGGACGGCGCCAAGCATTAATCTCTATCCCTTGAATTACATTTGCCGTATCAAGGGTATTCATCGGAACAAAATCAGGCTCTAATGCCTCAAGGCTAAATGCAATGTCTGTACTATGATTAAGTCCTGCCACAGATCCGCGCACGAGTTGGATAAATACCTCACCATCTCGTAACCATGTGCGCAACAACATCCGTTCCAATTCTGGTCGGGTAAATTGTCCGGTGACCTCTGGCCGCACAGACCATTCAGCCCATTTTTTTCGGATTTGCTCTGCTAACTCCTCGTCAACATCACCAGTTAATTTAAGAGGTTGCGGCTCAATGTGGATTCCTCTAGAGCCAATCACACGCTCTTCCATTTTGTCCAAAATGCCGATCACAATATCGTGATTTTGGTCTAACGCTCGAGCTTGTTCTCGCAAACTGACCGCACTTTGTTTGGTCGCTACGTTAGCGCCTTGGCTTTCGCGTTTTGCTTTGTGCGTACGGCTTGGCATAGCTGCCTCATATGCATTCATCACATATCGGCTTTTTGCTCGCTGTGCGCCCCATTTAGGCGAGATTGCGGCAATTGTTTTATCTAATATTCCCATCGTTTAAAATCTCGCATATTTGATTCTGTGGCGTTTAACGTGCTGTCTTGTTTCCGCTAATAACTCATTAAGCATTTGTTGATAGCGGTCACGTTGTTTTGTCCATTCGGACACTTGGTAAGATACCGATCTCCCATTAAAGCTCACTTGGCTTTGGGCGTTTTCGATCTTTTCATCAAGTGTTCGGATTTTTTCTTCGAGTTCGTCTCTGTCGTAGATAGCCATTTTTGCCCCAATAAAAAACCGCACTTTTTACGGTGCGGTTAGTTAAGTAGTGGTAACTCAATTTGCAATTTGTCTTCAAAGATTTTTAGTGTTGCTTCAAGCAACGGCTTTTTACCTTTCCATTCATTCAATGCTTTACCACAAACGCTTGCTAATTGTTTTTCGGCTTTATGCTCACCCAAGGCTTGGTAATATTGCTCAAGCAATGTCATGTTGCCAGATAGCAATTGATCTTGCATAAAATTAAATGCTTTGATGTAAGCGATCTTAATTGCCATTGCTTTTTTGGTTTTATATCCCATAACCAATAACATAAAACCGTCTTTTGTCATCTCAAACATTGGGCGCTTTTCGCCTTTTTTATCGATGTATTCAACCAATCCAAAATTGGATCGGTTAAATTCATCATCTCCAGATTCCAAAATTTCGCGGATATCACGCATTACGTGAGCGTGTAACTTGCCAAAAACTTTTGCTACAGTTTCTGATGTGGTAATAGTTTTAGAACCTTTATTTTGTACAAACTGTTTAAAATTTTCGGGATTTGCTAATTGCATTTTCTACCTCCAAATTTAGATAATAAAAAGCCCCAACTATCTCTAGTCAGGGCTTGAGTTATTACCTCAACATTCCCACCTTTTCACAGGCTCGGCATCTACCGATTTAAGGCTGTTTGGGAGTTAAAGCCAACCGCTTTTTTTGCCACCACCATTTAGCCAATTACTTTTTGCCTTAGCTTTCGGTTGCGGTTTAACTTGTTCAATTTCTACCGCACTTTCCGTTTCTTCTTCCGGTGCAGTTGTTTCTTTTCGGATTACATCTGGGTTTAAGTGGGGGAGCTTTGCCCAATAAGGGACGTTATCCTCATCACCCCACTTGATTCGTTCATAACCGCGTAAAATAGCGATTGCATGGACATAACAAAATAGGTCAAATGCCTCATTGTTACCTTTGCCAGGTTTTCGCCACTTACCGTCTTGTCCGCGCTCCTCGTAGGTCAATTCATCAAAAAACCACTCCCCGAGCCACTCTGGGAAATGAATGTAATTGGCACCAATAGTCTCTCGACTCAGTGCATTACTAATGCGATCTTTGAGTTGATCTGTTTGGAGTAGGTATAGCGGCACATCACCTCGTGCTTTAGCATGACGATCTGACCGTGAGGTGTTATCAGGATAAGTTCGAGAAATCAGTTTTTGGCGCTTGGTGCTATCACCTTTGACGAGATACACTCGTTTTGATATGCCATCACGCTTACATCTGCGCCAAAACTTATAGGCGTTATCTGTTACACCATCCTCACCGCCACTATCCACCGCCATTGCAAGGATTGGCATAAATCCGCCGTCTAATCCCTCAATACGATATTGCTTATTGAGCACATCACTAATGAGTAAATCCCAGTCCTCAGGGTAGGCGGACGGATCAATCAGGAGGCTTTCTCCGTCTGAATTGCTCCGCATTGATGATTTAATGTTGTATCTATCAATGAGCCACCGTTCGCTATTTTCACCATAGCCCACAATTTGGACGACAAAACGGCGATTCCGCCCACCCTGTACGTCAACCGCAGCCAATAAAAAACGGCACCCATAAGGTACCGTTCTTTTTTCGGTTTCTTCGCGCCGCTCCATCAGCTCATCACTTCGGCGTTGCTCTAATGCTGAGCGCGGTAAATAAGGTAATCCCCAGTCAGTATTTGTTACTGCCTTTAAGGTCTCCTCACTGCCGGTCATCTCAAATTCGTGCTCAGCTGTAAGTAATTTGTAAGTTAGTTGCTCCCATGTCTGATACGCTGCCGCGGGGCCCTCAAGCCAAAACGACGCAATACGGGATTTTCTGCCATCGCCATGTATCACGCCGTTTTTGTCTATTGTTTGTCCCTCTTTGAGCCATTTTCCGCCGATATTTAGATCGCGCTTTTTGCTTGGCTCAATGACGCCTTGGCAGTGCGGACACTGTAAGCGCGCTTTTTTGCTTGCATCGACAAAATCCGTATCATCACGATAGCCGATCATGTTAGCCATGCTCGGTTCAAGCCATTCCCCGCAGTGTGGACATTGCCAGTAAAAACGGCGGCGATCGCCACGGTTATACAATGACAAAATTCCTGTCGTCGGAGGGGCTTCGTGCGTTGATTTCGGATGATACTTTAGATCAACAATATCTTTGCCTGGTGAGCTTTCCACCATCGTCATGCCGGATGACATAAAAGTGGTGGTACGCTTGGACGCTAAACTAAATCCGTCCCCCTCGCCGTCAACATCATCTGGCCAGCGGTCGTAATCGGTTAATGCAACGTACTTGTAATCGGATGATGACAGCACATTAATAGACGGCCAGCCAATTTTTAACAGATTGCCGGCGCGAAAATACTTGTCGTGTACGTTGTTATCATTTTTATAAGGGCTTAGTCGGCTTGCTATTTCTGGCGAACATCTAAAAGTTCTGTCTAACCTCTTCCGGCTGTGTTCGCTTGCTTTTTCTTGTGTTAACTGTACGAGTAAAAAATCAGACGGATCACAAATAATTGAGTACGCGATCCACCCATCAATCAAACCAACAGTCTTACCCGTTCGAGCGGGTCCAACAAAAATAACCGCGTCATATTCGCGCGAGTTTAAACAGTCCATCGGCTCAATAACATAAGGTGTGCGATCTTTATCCCATCTTACAGATGAGCCACCGCCAAGCGGCACGCGCATATATTGTGAGACAGCTTCGGATACCTTCATTCGATTTGGCGCTTTTATCATCTCCGCTAAATCTTTTCTAATATCACTCGCTTTCGCATACATCAGTTTCATCCTCTAAGATTAGATCCGCCGCTTCGTCGCGGTTTTTGTCAACCTCTTTCTGTAACCAAATAACCCATTCTAACGGCATTCCTGCGGCTTCCGCCCTGTCCGCCAGTGTTTCTTGTGGCTGCAACATTCCTTTAACGATGACTGACATTTGTCTGGATGCGTCCGCAACCTCGCAAACCTCGCCAAGACGTTTTTTGTACTCAAGTTGTTTTAGTTGCGCGTTCCAGTAAGCCAACTGATCCGACGGTGACAGTCCATCAACGTCTTTTGTGCGGTTATCCTCAAGCAATAATCTAAATATCTGCTTGAGGGAAAATCCTTTGTAATTAGTCGTTTCTTTTTCCGGCGTGAGGTGACTTACTCTCGCCGACATTGTGCGTCTATCGCACCCAGCAATAG